CGGCCGTCGCCGAAGCCGCGAGCGAACGGCGCTCCCGGCCGGGGCTTCGTCCATCTCGGGCGGTGCGGCGGCCTCGAGTTGCCGGCCTGCAAGGCGGTTGAAGTCGGATGCCGCGCCATTCGGCTCCCCGACGCGGAGGCGGTCAAGAAGGGCGCGCCGCCGCCGCGGCCGCGCTTCGCGCTGGAGGTCGTCGTCGATCGCGCCGCCGGGCCGTCGGACCTCGACAGCTGGCGTCGCCCGGGGGCGAAGGACAAGCCGGAGCCGGCCCGGAAACCCGGCCGGCCGCCGAAGGCGGTCGCGCGGGCGCTGCCGCCCACGGCGCGCGACGAAGTCGAGGTCTCCAAGTCCCAGATCGCGCGCGAGAAGGCCGCGGTCTTCCTCGCGCGGCAGCTCCGCGACGCCGGCGAGGCGTCTCGCTTCATCATCCGCGAGATCGAGAACGTACACGGCCTCAAGGTCGACGACGCATGGCTGGAGCGCGCGCTTGGCCGCGCGCCCGAGGACGCTGCGGAGGCCGACGCCTGATGTCGGCGAGGGCCTATACGAGCCCCCCGGCGTTTCCCTGGGACGAGCACATTCCAGCCCTCCGGCGCTTCTGGGCCGATGGGCTCAGCTGCAGCGAGATCGCGCGCGAGCTGAGCCGCGTCGCCAAGCGGCCGTGCACGCGCAACGCGGTCATCTCCAAGGTCAACCGCCTCGGCCTCCCGCCGCGCAGGCCGACGACGCGCCGTCCGGGGCAGGGCGGGCCATCCAGGCCGCGCCCGGTCAGGGGCGCTCGGCCCCAAGCGTCTCTGGGCGTCGGCGACCCGCCGAACGTCCGGGCGATGCAGACCGCGCTTGAGCGCGCGCTCGCCCCAGAGACGGCTCTTGCGGCGGTGATCGCCGGCGGCCCCAAGGGTGCTTCGGGCGTGCGCCTGCTCGACCTCAAGCCCCGTCAGTGCCGGTGGCCGCTCCAGGACCTCCCGGCTCGCATGAGCCCGAGCGCGCGCGCGGTGGTGCAGCGCTTCTGCGGCGCCGGCTGCGAGGAGGGGTCGAGCTGGTGCTCGGCGCATCGGCGCATCGCGTACCGACCGGCGGACCACCGGTGGCGGGACCTCCAACCGCCGCGCGCCAGGCACGCACGCGAGCGCGCGCTTGTTGCGATGGGAGGTCATCGATGACCGCGAAGATCGTGGACTTGGGCGCGGAGCGGCTCGAGGACGGCGAGGACCGCCATCTGGTCGCGCTGATCTGGAAGCGCCGCGAGGTCATCGAGCGCGTCGCGCTGGCCGCTCCGCGGACCTGGGCCGAGGCGCGCGCGGCGATGAAGAAGCGGGTGGGCGAGGCCCAGGACGCCGCCCAGAAGCGCGCATCTCGGGCCGCATGATCCGGGCGCGGCCATTCCGGACCGCCGTGGACGAGGCGGGACGCCTGGCGCGCGGCCGCGGCCTGCGGCTCGCGTTCGCCCCGCGCCCAGATCTCGGCGGCGGCGTGGCGCTCGCGACCCTGTCGATCGAGGCGCGCCGCATCTGGGGCGCGCCGTGCCTGATCTTCGGGATCGAGATCGGCCTCGGCCCGCTCTGGCGCGCGGCGCAGGCGGTGGTCGAATGAGCGCCCTCGCCGTCATCGCCGCGCTCGCCGTAGGCCTCGGCCTCGGCGCCACGGTCGGGTGGCGTCGAGGCGTGCGCTACGGTCGCGAGCAGGAGCGCTTCGAGGCGCAGTGCGCCATGGGCGTGATGTCCGACCTTTCGCTGCCGGCGCGCGCGCGACGGAGCGGCATGTGACGGGGACGCCGAAGCTCGACTGGTCCTGGCGCGACCCGCGCATCCGCGCCCTCCACGCGGTCGGCTGGAGCGCGCGCTGCATCGGAGTGAGCCACCAAGGCGTGATCGACCGCATGGCGTTCCTGGGGCTGCGGTCGCCTCCGCCTCACGCTCGGCGCGCGAAAGAGCGCGCCGCCGCGAACCGGCGAGCGCCCCCGGTTGAGCAGGGCGAGCCCGACCGGCGGCCGGGAGCCGTCTACGTGCTGACTTCGAAGCCCATCCGGGGACGGAGCGTCGGCGCGCGTGGCGGAGATCTGCCGCGATGAGCGCCGACCGCGAACGGGCGAGGCCGCAGGACGACCGCCCGGAGCCGACGCCGCGCTGCCCGGACACGCTCGACATGTTCGAGGACGGGGATGGGGAGGCGCGCCAGGCCGGCGAGCCGCCGGCTCGGCCGCGTGCGGCATGAGCGCGCCGACGGACTCGCATCGCCACCCGATGGCCAGGATCGACTTCGGGTTCGCCGTGGCGGCCTTCGAGGAGCTCGCTGCGCGGCCCAGGAAGGGCGGCAAGCGGCGAGCGGGGGCGGAGCCCGCCCCGGCGGACGACGGCGCTCCTGAGGGCCCCCAGGGCCCGCTGTGGGAGCTTCCCTCGCGCGCCTACAAGGACGTCCTCTGGTGCTACCTCTCGCACGCCAACCACGCCGGCGTTCAGAGCCACCCGGCGCCCGAGACGGTGGCGCGGGCCGCCGGCGTCAGCGCGCGCCACCTGCAGCGCATTCGCGATCGTCTTGAGACGGACGGCTGGCTAAAGTTCTACGGCCTCGCCAGGCTCAAGCGCTCGGGCGGCGGGAAGGACCCCTGGGAGCGCAGGCTCGCCTCGTCGCTGGAGATCAGGCGCGCCCGCGGCGGCTGGATGCCGATGGCGGCGATCGACCTCAAGAAGATCGCTCGCGCGATCGACGCCCACCGCGCTCACCGGGCCGCTCGCGACGGGGTGGAGGCGCTGCCGCTCTGGGAGGCGGCGATGGCGGCCGCCGAGCGTGAACGCGCCGAGAACGAAGCCGCCGCCGAGCTGCGGACACCACTCCCGCCGGCGAACATTACGAGCGGACATCCTGATGTCGCGACCGAGGCGAGGTCCGGACATTTGATCGCGAGGTCGCGACTCCCTGATGTCCGCGAAGAATCTCTAGAAGAAACAAAAGAGGCGGTCGCCATGGCGAGCTGCGGACACCAACCGCCGTCCACGGACCAATCGGCACCCGACCCGGACGACGCCGATGTCGGAGCTTCGGCCCTTAGGGGGGCCGACGTTTCGCCCCTCGACGGGGGGGCGCGCGGAACCGGGGGGGGTGAAGGTGACGGCGAAGCCGCCGCGATTTTTTCGCCGGCGGCGGCCGCGGCTGGGCCTGGGGGGTCCGACCCCGAACTAGAGCGCCTCCGCCGGCGCGCCTTCGATCGCCTGGCCGAGGCGAGGGGCGGCGTCCGGGCCAACGCCTTCCTCCGAGCGTGGTGGGATCAGGGCCGGCTTGAGGGCAACCGCCTGGTCGTGCCGTCCGATCTCCACCGGGAGTGGCTGATCGAGGCGCTCGGGAAAGCATGGGTCTCGGAGGAGGCCTTCCACATCGTGGCCGAGCCGGCGGCCCGCCGCGCTGCGCAATGAGGGGACCAGCATGAGGCACGACGTCGACACCCACCGCTTTCCAGCGGGCCCGAAGGAAGTGGAGGAGCGCTTCGTCTCCGCCGCCCTCACGCTGCGCCGCCTACCCGGCGAGATGACGCTGACGGCGAGGAGCTCAGCCAACGTCATGCGCGCACGTGGGATGCTGCCCGATCGAGACGATCATCCGCCACGCTGGCCGCCGACCGCTCGAGCGATCACCGAGATGGAGGAGGCGCTCACCTGGTTGGCCTGGCTCGACGACGGCGACGCGAAGATCGTCATGCTCCGCGCCGATGGGTGGCGCTGGCGTCAGGTCGAGCACCGCGTCGGCCTTTCGAAGGCGACGTGCTGCCGCCGGATGGCGGGGGCGATGGTCACGATCGCGGAGCATCTCGCGCGGGGCGACAAGCCTCGCAAGACGCGCTGCGAATCACGTCCGGGAAAGGCGAAAGCCGCGCCGAGGCGGGCGATCGAGCCGCCGGCCGCTCAGGGCGACGCCGCAACGGACCAGCATTCGACGGCGCACGACGTGCCCGGAGCGTTTCGCGATGATCCGTGAACGTCGAATTATTGGTGAGACAGATCGCCCGGTTTTCTCGACGATCTCTGCGAGGCTCGGTCGACTACGCGCTGGGGGCATGAGACGACGTCGCCTCAAGCCCGCCGCGCCGGTCACGCCGGCGCGGCGGGCCTCCTCACCCGATCGCCCCGCCCCTCCAGGGTCCTTCCCGGCGTTAGCGGAATGCGGGAGGCGAGGGCCCCAAACATCGCTAGCGACAAGGAAAATTCCAGAGTGCGCACCTGATCGGTGCGCGGGTGCGCAGTGACGACGCTCTCGATCCGGGCCTACGCGCGCCACCGCGGACTGAAGTCCGACAACGCCGTGCGCAAGGCGATCGCCGCCGGACGGATCACGCTCGAGCCGGACGGCAAGATCGATCCGGAGAAGGCCGACGCGGAGTGGGCGGCGACGACCGACCCCGCGCGCCAGCCCGGCAATCGCGTCCCGTCGTCAGCCGATAGGCCGCCTGCAGAGGCGGCTCCTGCCGGCGCTCCACCTGCAGGCGGCGCCGCGTTCGCTCAAGCGCGCACGGTGCACGAGGCCACCAAAGCCGAGGTCGCCGGACTGAGGCTCGCGAAGCTCAAGGGCGAGCTCGTCGATCGGCAGAAGGCGCAGCAAACCGTCTTCGACCTCGCGCGTCGCGAGCGCGACGCCTGGATCAACTGGCCGCCGCGCGTCGCCGCGCAGATGGCCGCCGAGCTGCAGCGCGCGACATCGGCTCGGGTCGATGCGCACGCGCTCGAGACCATCCTCGTCCAGTACGTGCGCGAGCATCTCGCGGACCTCGCGGAGGTCGAGGTTGCACTCCGGTGAGGCCTACCAAGGTGAGGGCGACGTCGCCGCGGCCTGGCGCGCCGGCCTTGCGCCGGACCCCGCGCTCACGTGCTCGACCTGGTCGGACCGCTATCGAATCTTGAGCTCCCGCGGCTCCGCCGAGCCGGGCCCGTACCGTACGGCGCGGACGCCCTACGGCCGCGAGATCATGGACGTCCTGAGCCCCTCGCATTGGGCGCAGGAAGTGTGGTGGGAAAAGAGCGCCCAGATCGGCGCGACCGAGATCGGGAACAACTGGATCGGCTTCTGCATGGACGTCGCGCCGGGGCCGATCCTGGCGGTGCAGCCGACCGTCGAGCTGGGGAAGCGCCTGAGCCGGCAGCGGATCGAGCCGCTGATCGACGAAAGCCCCCGGCTACGAACGAAGGTGAGGCCGGCGCGTGCGCGCGACAGCGGCAACACGGTCCTCTCGAAGAGCTTCCCAGGTGGGCAGCTCATCATCACCGGCGCGAATAGCGCTGTCGGGCTCCGGCAGATGCCGGCGCGCTACGCGTTCGCGGACGAGGTCGACGCCTACGACCTCGACGTCGAGGGCGAAGGCGATCCGCTCGCGCTCATCCGCGCGCGGCAGCAGACGTTCGGATATCGCCGCAAGTTGTTCATCGCGTCGACTCCGACGATCGAGGGGCTATCGCGCGTGTCGGCCGGCTACGAGAAGACCGACAAGCGACGCTACCACGTCCCATGCCCGAGCTGCGGCGGCCTGCAGCACCTTCAGTTCGAGCGCCTGCGCTGGCAGAAGGGCAAGCCCGAGACGGTCCGCTACATCTGCGAGCACTGCGAGGAGCCGATCGAGGAGCACCACAAGACGTGGATGCTCGCCGAGGAGAACGGCGCCTGCTGGCGCGCCACCGCGCCGGCCGAGCAGATCGCGGCCGCGCGCGCGGCCTGCGTCGTCGGCTTCCACATCTCGGCGCTGTACTCGCCGATCGGCTGGCTCTCGTGGGTGTCGATCGCGCGGCAGTGGGAGGAGGCGCAGGGCGACGACGCCGCGCTGAAGACGTTCAAAAACACCGTGCTCGGCGAGCCCTGGCAGGACAGCGGCGAGGCCCCCGACTGGCAGCGCCTCTACGATCGCCGGGAGCAAGACTGGCAGCTTGGATACGCGCCGCACGGCGCGCTGCTGCTCACCGCCGGCGTCGACGTCCAGCGTGATCGCTTGGAGGTCTACGTCTGGGGGTGGGGCAGGGGACTGCGCTCGTTCCTCGTCGACATTCGCGTGATCGAGGGCGACCCGACGAGCGAGGAGGTCTGGGACGAGCTCACCGCGCTGCTCAGCGAGACCTGGCCGCACGTCGACGGTCACGCGCGGCTGGGGCTCGCGAAACTGGCGATCGACGCCGGCGACGGCCTCACGACGCAGATGGTCTACGGCTGGGCCCGCCGCGTCGGTCACGCGCAGGTCTACCCGGTCAAGGGGCGCGATGGATTCGATCGCGCCACGCCGGTCCAGGGCCCGACGTTCGTCGAGGCGACCGACGGCGGCCGCAAGATCAAGCGCGGCGTGCGCCTCTGGACGATCGCCGTCGCGGTCTTCAAGTCGGAGTTCTATCGCCACCTTCGGCTCGAGCGTCCGACGGACGAGGAGCTGGAGGCCTTCGCCGCCGGCGCTGAACACGGCGCGACCTGGCCCGCTGGCTACGTGCACATCCCGGCCGGCGTCGCCGCCGAGCCGATCAAGCAGATGACCGCCGAGCGGCTCGTCACCACGAAGGGGCGGAAGGGCTTCGCCAAGCTCGAGTGGCGGCAGATGCGGGACCGAAACGAGGCCCTCGACTGCCGCGTCTACGCCCGCGCCGCCGCCTGGCTGCTCGGGGCCGACCGCTTCGACGATGCGAAGTGGCTCGAGCTGGAGAGCCAGCTCATCCCGGCGGGCGGACCCGAGCCGCCGATCGGGGGCCAGGCGCAGCGTCCGCGGCCGTCGTCCGGCCGCAAGCGCGAGCAGGGGCACATGGGCGGCCGCCGCCCTGGCTGGTTCGATAGGGGAGGGTGACGGATGGCGTTCACGACCGCCGAGCTCGACGCACTCAAGGCGGCCTACGCCGCCGGCGCGCTCACCGTCTCCTACGAGGGCAAGACCATCACCTACGGGAACGCGGCGGACCTGCTGTCGCGCATCCGAACGATCGAGGGCGAGATCTCCGCGACCGCGGGGAGCCCGCGCCCGATGGGCGCCTACGTCAGCCACCGCCGGGGGTGAGCATGCAGCCGACTTCTCGCCCCGTCGTCCGGCCGAACGCCCTCGACCGGGCCATCGGCTGGATTACGCCTCGCGCCGCCGCGAAGCGCTACTCCGCCCGCGTCGCGCTCGCGCATCTCGTCCGCGCCTATGACGGCGCGGCGCGCGGCCGCCGCACCGATGGCTGGAACGCCGCCTCGAGTTCGGCCGACGCCGAGCTCGCCGCCGCGCGCGCGCCGCTGCGCGATCGCTGCCGCGCCGAGGAGCGGAACAACCCGCTGTTCGCGAACGCGATCTCGATCTGGGCGAACATCCTGGTCGGCGACGGAATCCGCCCGCGCGCTGCGACGGGGAACAAGGCGCTCGACAAGCTCTTGAACGAGCGCTGGGAGCGTTGGGGCCGCTTCGCCGACGCGGACGGCCACGGCGACGTCTACTCGCTCCAGACGCTCGCCTGCCGCGGGATGGTGCGCGACGGCGAGACGTTCGCCCGCCGCCGGCTCCGCCGCGCCGGCGACATGCCGAAGATCGACGGCGTCGAACTGCCGCCGCTGCAGCTCCAGCTCTACGAGCCGGATCACATCGACGACGCGAAGGACCAGGTGCTCAGCGACGGCGTGATCCGTCAGGGCATCGAGTACGACGCGATCGGCCGCCGCCGCGCCTACTGGCTGTTCCCCGAGCATCCGGGGGACGCCGGCGTGACGGTGGCGTTCCGCCGCCGCCTCGAGTCCGTGCGTGTGCCGGCGGACTCGGTCGCTCACCTGTTCGAGCGCCAGCGCGTTCAGCAGCGCGGCGCCCCGTGGGGAGCGCCGGCGCTTCGGAAGCTCAAGGACTTCGAGGACTGGTCGGACGCCGAGGGCGTGCGCAAGAAGACCGAGGCGTGTCTCGCCGCGATCGTCTTCGGCGCCGACGAGGCAGATCAGGGCATCGCGCCGGCGGTCGAGGACGGCGACGGCAACCGCGTCGAGACGCTCGAGCCGGGCTTCATCGCCTACGCGCGCGGCGGCAAGGACATCAAGTTCACGCAGCCCGCGACCACGGGCGGCATCGGGGAGTGGAACCGCACCCAGGGCCGCATCATCGCCGCGGCCTGGCGGATGACCTACGAGCTGCTTTTCGGAGATCTCGAAGGCGTCAACTACAGCTCGTACAAGGCCGGCGACATCAAGTTCCGCCGCCTCGCGCGGGCGATGCAGTGGCAGGTCGTGATCCCGATGCTCTGCCAGCCGATGTGGGACTGGTTCGTCCTCGCCGGCTGGGCCGCTGGGCTGTGGGACGTTCAGACCGCCGCGGTGGAGTGGGACCCTCCCGCGTTCGAGGAGGCCGATCGGCTCAAGGAGATCGCGGCGGACCTCGTCGAGACCCGCGGTGGCTTCACCACGCTGCAACGGCAGCACGGCAAGCGCGGCTACGACACTCGGTCGACCCTCGACGAGATCGCGGAGGCGAACGAGCTGATCGACGAGCGCGAGCTCGTGCTCGACAGCGACCCGCGAAAGGTCACCAAGGCCGGCGGCATGCAGGGCAAGTCGGGCGGCGATGACGCCGCCGAGGACGGCTCTGAAGGCGACTCCGGCCGCGGCGTCGACGTTCGCGACGTGATCGATCTCGTCCAGGCGCTCGAGGAGCGCGACCACGGCCGCCGAGCAAACGGCCGCCGCGCCTGACGACGAGGGCTTCGGAGCGGGCGCGCTCCGGAGGCAGCGGCCGCCACGGTCCTCGGCACTCTCCTCGACGGGGGCCGTGGCGGCTGTCCAAACCCCAGCAACGGAGGACACTATGTCGAAAATCAAGCGGGCGGCCGCGCGCGCGGCCGCCGGCGCTGTCGGCGAAGTCGCCGGACGCGTCGCTGAAGCGGCGCGCACCGGAGATCTCGGTTCGATCGGCCGCGTGCTCAAGTCGACGCAGCTCTGGTCTGCGGCCGGCATCGCGGCCCTGCAGGGCTTCGGCGTGTTCGGGCTGCTCGACCCCGAGGCGGTTTCTGCAGGCACGACCGTCCTGCTCGCCCCCCTGATCACGGAGCGCCTGAAGAAGGGCTTCTAGTCCGGGCACTGAATACCTGCGGCGACGACCAGGCCGCCCGCGTCTCGGGCGGTCGCGATCGGGCGGGGGAGGGCGCGTAGAGCTCTCCCCCGCCGTGCACCCTCTTGTTTGGCGCGCGGAGCCTGGTTCTGCCGCGCCGGTGGAGACCGTCCCATGTCCAAGAAGCATCGGCCGGCGCGTCGCGCCGGCGAGACCGTCTCGCTGCCGATCGCGTCGCGCGAGGTGGTGGTGCGCCTCGACTCCGTCGACGTCGAAGCGCGCACGGCGGAAATCGTCTGGACGACTGGGGCGGTCGTCCGTCGCTACGACTGGTGGAACGACCGTCGCTACGACGAGGAGCTCGTCGTCGAGTCCGGCGCAGTTCGGCTCGAGCGCCTGAACAGCGGCGCGCCGTTCCTGAACACCCACAACTCCTGGCGGCTCGAGCACGTGATCGGCGTCGTCGTCGACGGCACCGCGCGGATCGAGAAGGGCCAGGGCCTCGCCACCATCCGCTTCAGCGCGCGCGACGAGGTCGAGCCGATCTGGCGCGACATTCAGGCGGGCATCATCCGCAACGTCTCGGTGGGCTATCGCTACCACCGGGTCGAGAAGATTCAGCGCGAGAACGACGTCGACCTCTGGCGCGTCGTCGACTGGGAGCCGCTCGAGATTTCCGCGGTTCCGATCGGCGCGGACCCCGGCGCGGGCTTCCGCGAAAGCGAGGCTCACGAGCAGCGTGTCGCGCAGCGCTCCCAGGAGCCTCTCTACCCCTGCGTCGTCGTGCGCGGCGACGCCCCCGTTCCACCCGCCGCCGCGCCCGCGGCTTCATCCCGCAAGGAGGGAGACATGAAGACGAAGCTCGCCGGCGCCGCCGGCATTCAGGCGCTACTTCGCGCCGCAGGTCTCGACGAGGAAGAGGACGACGCGGTCCTCGTCCAGCGCCTCGTCCGCGCCGGGCTCCAGGAGCCCGAAGCGCGCAAGGCCGTCGAGAAGGCGCGCGCGGCGCGTGACGGCGACGAGGACGAGGACGAGAGCGACAACGCCTCTCGCTCGACCGACGCCGACGACGATGACGAGGACGACGGCGAACAGCGCGCCGACGTCGAGGCCGCGGCGACCGCACGGGAGCGCGCGCGCATCAGCGGCATCGGAGATCTCGTTCGCAAGTTCGGCCTGGACGCGGAGTTCGGGGCCAAGCTCGTGAAGGACGGCGTCTCGCTCACGAAGGCGCGCAAGCTCATCCTCGACAAGCTGGCCGACCAGGACGACCGCGGAGCGCGCTCCGGCGAGCCCGACGTGCGCATTGCGCGGGGCGCCCAGGACGGCGACGTGACCTACCGCGACGCGGTGATCGCGGCGATCCTGCATCGCCACGACCCGCGCAGCGAGCTGCCCGACCCGGCGCGGCAGTTCCGGGGGATGTCGCTCCTCGAAATCGCCCGCGAGAACCTCGAGCGGCGCGGCATCCGCACGCGCGGCATGAGCCGGTTCGAGCTGGCGACCGAGGCGCTCGCGCACGACGCCACCCGCGCCGGTCCTGGCTATCACTCGACGTCGGACTTCCCGGCGATCCTGGCCAACGTGGCGAACAAGACGCTGCGGATGGCCTACGAGTCGACGCCGCGGACGTTCCTGCGCTGGGCCCGGCCGACGACCATCGTCGACTTCAAGCCCGTGCAGCGGACCCAGCTCGGCGGCGCTCCGGACCTCGTCAAGGTGCCCGAGAACGGCGAGTTCAAGTACGGCACGATGGGCGAGGCGAAGGAGACCTACGCGCTCGCCACCTACGGCCGGATCATCGCGATCAGCCGGCAGGCGATCATCAACGACGACCTGAACGCCTTCACCCGCATCCCGACGGCCTTCGGCGCGTCGGCGGCGGACCTCGAAAGCGACCTGGTCTACGCGGTGCTGATCACCAACGGGGCCATGAACGACGGCTTCGACCTGTTCTCGACCGAGCACGGCAACCTGCTCTCGGCGGCCGTCATCGACGAGGCGGGCCTCACCAAGGGCTACGAGGCGTTCGGCAACCAGACCGGCATCGAAGGCCGCCAAATCGCGATCCTGCCGCGGTACCTGCTGGTCCCGCACGGCGACCGCTTCGTGGAGGCCCGGAAGATCGTCACCGCGACGACGCCGGAGTCCACCGACAACGTCAACGTCTACGCCGGTGCGCTCGAAGTCGTGCAGGAAGTGCGGCTGAAGGGCGGCTCGGGCGAGGAGGACCCCTGGTTCCTCATCGCCGATAGCTCGCGGATCGACACGGTGGAGTACGCCTATCTGGAAGGCCAGCAGGGCGTCTACACCGAGACCCGCATCGGCTTCACCACGGACGGCATCGAGATCAAGGCCCGCCACGATGTGGCGGCTGCCGCGATCGACCACCGGGGCATGACGAAGAACCCCGGCGCCTCGCCGAGCTGACGCTCAGACGACTGACTACCTAGACGGGGGCGGCCCTTTGGGTGGGGCCGCCTCTCCGTCTTCAAGGGACTGAAGCCACTCTCTCGAACACCTGGAGATCCCCATGACCACGAAGTTCATCGCCCAGGGCGACGTCCTGGACCACGTTTCCGGTGGCGTGATCGCCTCCGGCGCCGTGGTCCTCATCGGCGCTCTCGTCGGCATCGCCACGACCGCCGCAACCGCCTCTGGCCAGACCATCGCCGTGAAAGTCTCCGGCGTCTGGCAGGTCACGAAGATCGGCTCGCAGGCCTGGACCATCGGCCAGCGCGTGTACTGGGATGCCGGTAACAGCCGGTTCACCATCGTCGCGACGGGCAATACCTTCGCCGGCGTCGCCTACGAGGCGGTCGGTTCGGGCGCCGGCGAGACCACAGGCAAGATCAGGCTGAACGGCACGGCCCCGGACGCCGGCTCGAGCTTCGCGCAAGCCGCCAACGTGGCCGCCCTGACCGACGGCACGACCGGTACGCCGGACGACCCCGCCGAGGCGCTCGAAGCGGTCGCGAACCCCGACCTCTCGGCGTGGAACGGCTCCACCGATCCGTCCGCCGCGCAGGCGACCGCGATCAACGCTGCGATCACGGCCCTGACGAACAACCAGGCCACGATCGCGGCCCACATCAAGGACGCCCTCGACTCGCTGAAGGCGGCCAACCAGATGGCGGCCGACGCCTGAGGAGTCTGAGCCGTGAGCCCCTTCTCTGCAGGCATCGCGGCGCTCTTCCGCTCCGCCCTCGCCGTCGACGCGATCTATCGCGCCGGCGGCGAGGGGGATGGCGCGCCCGTGCGCGCCGTCGTGCGCGGTCCCGACCGCATTCAGGAGGTCGATGGCCAGGCGGTGATCGTCGCCACGCACACGGTGGACCTGCAGGTCGCCGACGTGGCCGAGCTCGCCGAGGGCGACACGGTCGAAGTCACGGACCCCGCGAGCGGCTTCGACGGCCTGACGCTTGAGGTCATGGGCGATCCGCGGCGGGACTCCGAGCGGCTCGTCTGGAAGGCCGAGGCGCGGCTGGGCTGAGCCGTTAACGACTTGCAACCCCGGTGCGGCTAGAATCGGCCGCATGCAGACGTTCGCCCTCACCCTCGACGACGGTCGATCGATCCCGATCAAGGTTTCCGGGTCGCTGACCATGCGGCGCGCGACGGCGAAGCCGGCTCCCCGGCCGGTGCGCCCGCGCCCGGCTCCGCGGTTCCGGCCGATGGCGGCCGCGACGCTCGAACGGCTGGAGGACGTCGTCTATCCCGTCTACGCGCAGCCGAAGTTCGACGGGGTCCGCTGCCTCATCGTCGAGGGCCTGGGGCCCGTGACACGCACGCTGAAGCCGATCCCGAACGACCACATCCGCGCCGCTCTCGCGGACGCCCCGGTCGGGCTCGACGGCGAGCTGGTGACCTACTCGGGCGGACCCGACCCGTTCAATCGGGTGCAGTCGAAGGTCATGACGCGCGCCGGCGCGCCGACCTTCACGTTCCACGTGTTCGATCGCTTCGACGACCCGCTCGAGCCGTTCGCCGAGCGTCGGCCGACGGAAGCGCCCCACCCGCGCGTGAGCTTGGCGCCGACGCGCCTGGTGACCTCGCGCGGCGAGCTGGAGCGCCTGGAGCGGCTCTGGGTCGACGTGATGGGTCACGAGGGAGTCGTCCTGCGCGACCCCGACGGCGAGTATGTGCTCGGGCCCGCCGGCGACGGCGAGCTCGTGAAGTGGAAGCGTTTTGAGGACGCCGAGGCGATCGTGATCGGGGTCCGCCCGCTCGTGAAGGGCGGACAGGCGCAGCCGGCGGTCGGCGCGCTGGTGCTCGAGCAGCCGAACGGCGTGGCCTTTCGTCTCGGCGTCGGCTTCTCCGCCGCCGAGCGCGCCACCCTGTGGGCGCGCAAAGAGACGCTGACGGGCGCCGCGGTGACCTACCGCTTCCAGGGCCGCGGTCGCAACGGGCGGCCGCTCCGCGCACGCTACGCGGGGGTTCGTTTCGACTGAGGGAGGCGGCCATGCCCTTAGAGATCGAGGGGCGGATCACCGCCGCAGCCTTCGGGGAGCTCGACCAGTACATGCGTGAGGAGGTCGAGGCTGCGCGCCGCGCGGTGGAGATCGGCGTCACGCGCGCGGCGGTCGGCCTCAAGCAAGACTGGCGGGACGAGCTCCGCCGCGCGGGTCTCGGGGACAAGCTCCCGAACGCCATCCGTGAGAGGATCTACCCGAACGACGGGATCGACGCCGCCGGCGTCGTCCGCGCGACCGGCGCCGCCGGCGCGATCATCGCGCACACGCGCGGCGCGGTCATCACCGCGAAGGAAGCTGACGCGCTGGCGATCCCGACGGAGGCGGCGGGAAAGGGTCCCGGCGGCCGTCGCATCACGCCCGAGCTGTGGGAGCAAAAGACGGGGCTCGAGCTTCGGCCGATCTTCCGGCCGGGCCGCGCGCCGCTGCTCGTCGCGACGCTCCGAGCACGGACGGGCCGCCATGCCGGCCGATTCGCGAAACCGAGCCGGACCGCGCTCCGGACCGGGCGGGGCCTCGCCGACGCGATCTTGTTCGTGCTCCAGACGATCGTGCGGCTACCGAAGCGGACGTCGGGCTGGGGGCGCTACGTCACGAAGTGGCAGGACACGCTCCCCGAGCTCGTCGTCGACGCTTGGGACGACGAAGCCGAGCGGAGGCACCGCCGCCGCGACCGCTGAGCGCGGAGGGCGAGGGACCGCACCATGACCACGACACGTGAGAGCGTTCTCGACGCGCTCCAGGCGGCGCTCGCCGCGGTACTCGAGCTGGCCCCGGATGGGCCGCTGGAGGAGCGCAACGCGCCGCCTCCGAAGAAGGCGCCGGCGATCGGCCGGGTCATCTTGCGTGACGGAGACCCCGGCGAGCCGGAGGTCCTGCTCTCGCCCCTGACCTACATCTACGACCATGAGGCGGAGATCCTCCTCCTCACGGACCGCGCGCGGTTCGACACGGATGCGGCGCACCGCGCCGCGTTCGACGACCTCGTCGCGGCTATCGGGGAGGCCATCGCCGCCGACCGCACGCTCGGCGGCCTCTGCGATTGGGCCGAGGGCGTCGCGCCCGAGACCATCACCGTGCCCGTCGAGGGGGGAGAGCCCCTGAAGGGCGGGCGCATCGGCGTGCTGCTGCGCTACGCGACCAGCGATCCGCTGGCCTGACCCTCTCAACCTCCGCCGGGCGCGCCGCGCCCGGTCTCACTGACAGGAGACCACCATGTCCCGTGCGCAAGGCGCGCGCGCGCAGCTGGCGCTCGCGTTCGAGTCCGCATACGGCACGCCGCCGGCGGCCGACTCCTACTGGCAGATGCCGTTCGCGGCCTCGGGGCTCGGCTCCGAGCAGCCGCTCCTGGCCTCCGATCTTCTCGGCTTCGGGCGCGACCCTCGTGCGCCCGTGCTCGACGCGATCACGGCCGGCGGCGATCTCCGCATCCCGTTCGACCAGCGCTACCTGGGCATCTGGCTCAAGAGCGTGTTCGGCGAGCCGGATTCGTCGGACCCGGTGGCCGCCACGGGGACGATCACCTTCTCCGGCCAGCCTGGCGCGGGGTCCGAGATCACCATTAACGGCATCCCGTTCGCGTTCGTGGCGTCGAGCCCCGGCTCCGACGAGATCGAGATCGGGGCGACGCTGCCCGACACGCTCGACAACATCATCGCCGAGCTGAACACGTCGGTGCACACCGAGGTCGATGACGCCACCTACACCGAGGACGGCACCGACGCGCTGACGATCACGCACGACACCGCAGGGCCCGCGGGCAACGCCTTCACGCTCGCCGCGGCGGCCGCGTCGAACGGGACGGTGTCCGCCTCGACGCTGCGCGGCGGCGGCTACCTCCACGAGTTCCACTCGGGGCTCTGGACTCTGCCGTCGTTCTCCGTCGAAACCGGCATGCCTGACGTGCCGGACTTCGCGATGGTGTCGGGCTGCGTCACGGACTCACTCGCGCTCGAGATGAACCGCTCGGGCCTGGTGCGCGGCACGGTCAACGTCGTGGCGCAGGGCGAGGCCGCGCCGGCCGCGGCGTCCGCCGCGGGCACGCTCACCGAGCTGCTGCTCGCGGAGTTCGGGCCGTTCCACGGCGAGATTCGCCGCGACGGCTCCCAGCTCGCCAACGTCACGCGGGGCAGCTGGACCTACGCGAACAACCTGCAGCGGATCGAGACGATCAGGAGCGACGGCCTGATCGACGGCGCCGACCCGTCGATCGCGTCCGACACCGGGCAGATCCAAGTCCTGTTCGCGGACCAGACGCTCCTCGATCAGGCGCGCGACGGCGAGCCCTGCGAGCTGCAGTTCAACTACGTCAACCCGCTCGGGCCCTACCTCAAGAAGATCGTGCACGAGGTCTATCTGCCCCGGCCGCAGCGACGTCTCGAAGGGCCGCAGGGCGTGACCGTCACCTTCGACTGGCAGGCCGCGAAGAACGCGGGCGCCGGCCGGATGACGACGGTGCAGCTGCTGAACGACGTCGCCGACTACGACAACCCGAGCTGACGCCCGTCGGTTCGCCACCTTCCGGATCGCCTCGTCCGCCGCCTCGGCCCCGCGCCGGGGCGGCGGCGAGGCATCCGTTGGTCACACGAGAGGAGAGAACATGATCCGCCTGAAACTCGACGCGGACCTCGAGCCCGCCTGGCTCACGCTCGCGACGATCGACGACGTCGACGTGGCCGTGAAGGTCAAGCGGCCGACGCCGGCGGTGCGCATGGCCGCTGGCCAGCTGCTCGCCGCCCGGCTCCGGGACGACATGAGCGAGGCCGAGCGCCTCGTCGCCGCGGTCAACGCCTACGCGGAGGTCGCGATCGAAGACTGGCGCGGGGTCGGGGACGAGAACGGCGAGCCGATCGCCGTGAGCCCGGCCGCGATCGCGGCGCTGCTCGACGTCTGGCCTCTCTACCAGGCCTTCGAGCAGCGCTACGTCCTGCCGGTGTTCGCGCGGGAGGCGGAAAAAAACGCCTCCGCGCCCTTGCCGAATGGCGCTGGAGCGGGGGCGACGACTACTGTGCAACGGCGTGCGGCGAGGAAAGGCCGTGCACGGAGTGCCCCTTCAAGCTGAACGAGCCGCAGACCGCCGAGGGCTGGCAGATCTGGGACCTTGTCGGCCGCCTCGGCGGTCAAATTCGCGCGATCCCTGGAGCCGTCATCGGCTGGGACATGAGCGCGGCCATGGAGATGGCCCGGGCGCTCGGCGTCGAGCCCGCCTGGGCGGCCGAGATGCTCCCCGAGATCGAGGTCGTCATGGTCCGCGCGACGAACGAGCGCCTCGCGGAGAGCCGCGAGCAGGGCGGCCGCGGGCGTCTCCTGGGCGACGGAGGGTAGGCGATGCCGAGAGGACAAGCCGAACGGCGCGTGGGCGTCCGCCTCGCCGTCATCGACGGGAAGCGCGCCGAAGGAGAGATGCGGAACTTCGGCGAGACCGGGGAGCGGTCGCTCAACCGGATCGCCTACGCCGCGCGCCCGGCCTCCCGCGAGCTGCAGGCGGTGAACGCCGTGGCCAGGGAGTTCCGCGGGCTGCTCGCCGGGATCGGCGTGGGCCTGCTGGCCCGCGAGACGATCCAGGCGGCCGACTCCTGGACGCGCTACCGTAACCAGCTCGCCGCCGCCGGGGTCGCCCAGAGCGACCTGAACGCCGTGATGGACGACGCCCGCGCGATCGCGCGGCGCTCGCGCTCGGACCTCGAAGGCACTGCGACGCTCTATGCGCGGCTCCTGAACTCGACGCGCGAGCTGGGGGTCTCGCAGCGCGAGGTCGGGCGCGCCACGGAGATCGTGAACAAGGCGCTCGTCGCCGGTGGCGCGGCCGCGTCGGAGCGCGCGTCGACGATCCTGCAGCTGTCACAGGCGATCGCCTCGGGCCGGCTGCAGGGCGAGGAGCTCCGGGCCCTGCGGGAAGCGGCGCCGCTCCTCCTCCGCGCGATCGCCGCGGAATTCGGCGTCACGGTGGGCGAGCTGAAGCGCCTCGGCGAGGAGGGCCAGCTCACGACCGATCGCCTCGTCGAAGCCATCCTGAACGGCGGCGACGCGATCGAGGCGCAGTTCTCGCAGACGAAGGCCACGGTCGCGGACGCGCGGGCGGCGTTCGTCACCGAGTTCACGGCGATGGCCGGGCAGTTCAACCAGAGCATCGGGATCACCGACGGCCTGGCGGCCGCCATCACCGGCGCCGCGGACAGCCTCAAGTACGCGGACGAGGTCGCCGTCGTGCTCGCCGCGACAATCGCCGGCCAGCTCATCGGGCGGGCCCTGGTGCCGCTGGCGCGGGCGACGATCGCTGCGCGAAACGCCTTGCTCGGCATGGCGGCCGCGGACGCGCTGGTCTCCGCGCGGCTCGCCGGCACGATCATCGCCGTCCGCTCGCTCGCGAGCGCCGGAGCGGCGCTCAGCGCGGCGCTCGCCTTCTTCGGCGGGCCCTGGGTGGTCGGGATCACGCTGGCCGCGGCCGGCATCGCCGCGCTGGCCGTGGCGGCGCGGAACGCGCGTGACCCGGTGCAGGAGCTCATCGACGCCGGCGACGACCTCACCCAGGCGCTCGAGGACACCGACGAGTACCTTCGGCGCGCCGCGGCCTCGTCCGAGGAGTTCGGCGACCGCGCGGCGGCCGCGCTCGAGCGCCTGCGCGATGCGCTCCCGGAGGAGGTCATCGAGTTCTTCGAGCGCCTCCGCACCCTGCAGGCGGAGGGCGGGGAAGCGCTGCAGACGCGCGCGGAGGCGATCCGTTCGGTGGTCGCCGAGCAGCGTGCGGAGGAGGAGCGCCTCGCCGAGCTGATCGCCGTCCGCGACCGGTTCAACGTCTCGCAGGTCGATCTGCAGAGATTCAGCGAGGTCCCGATCGTCAGCGGGGGCCCACTGGATCGCCGCGGCGAGCAGCTCAACCAGGAGATCGAGGAGGCGCGGCGCAACATCGAGGCCCACGAACGGAGGGTGGAGGCCCTCCGCGGCGCCCCAGACGACGCGTTCCTCCGCCCGCGGGACCCGAGGGTCATCGCGGAGCTGACGAGCGAGCTGGAGAAGCTCCAGGAGGCCGCGCGGCCGACCGAGGAGAACATCCGGCTACTTCGCGAAGAGCTGGCGACGCTCGAGAGCGGCCGGCAGAACGAGGAAACCGGAATCCGTGCGGCGATCCTCCGTGTTCGGATCGAGGCGCTGGAGAAGCCGGCGCGCGACGCGCTGGCGGCCGACCAGCAGAAGACCGCGGACCTCATCGAGAACCTGACCGGCGAGCTGGGCCGCGTCGGCGACGAGCAGGCTCAGTTCATCGCGCGCGTGCTCGAGCGGCTCCCCGATTCCGCGACGCCCGAGCAGCGCCTAGACGTCGAGGACCTCGCGCGGGAGCTGTTCGCGGCCAACCAGCGCGAGGAGATCCAAACGCGGGAGGCCCGCCGCGTTCAGGAGACCGACGCGGCGATGCTGGAGCGCGTCGTCCTGCAGATCGACGAGCTCCTCGGGCGCGCTGAGTCGCCGCTCTCCGCGGACCGCCGCGACATCCTCGCGCTCGCCCAGGACCTCGGGCGCACCGTCGTCGCCCTTCAGGACATCCTGGCGACGGACATCAGCGAGGCGGAGCGCCGGCGTCGCGTCGAAGCGATGGCCAACGAGCTGCGCTTCGATCCGGTGCGTCAGAGCGAGTCGCGTCGCGAGCTGGCGGACCAGGCCGAGCGGTTTCTCGCCGGCGACCCCGACGCGCGCCTGCAGCTAGAGCGCACGCTGCGCGGCGTCGCGGACCTCAAGGCGTCCGCCGAGGCGTCAGCGGGTCGCCTCGACGCGATCATCAACGAGGAAGAGCTGCGCGTCCGGCGCGCAGTGCTGGAGGCCTCCAGCGACCCGATCGTCGGCGCGATCCGCGGTCTTGAGGAGCTGAGGGACACCGCCGGCGATGTCGCCGACGTCGTGGAGGGCGGCTTCATCTCCGCGTTCCAGAACGCCGACCAGGCCGTGGGCGACTTCGTGCGGCGCGGGAAGATCTCGATCCGCGAGCTGGTCATCTCGATCATCGCCGACCTGGCGCAGCTCTCCGCGCGCGCCTTCATCCTCGGTCCGCTCGCCGGCGGGCTCGGCAATGCGATCGGCGGCCGCTTCGGGGCGGCGATCGCCGGGGCCTACGGCAACGCGGGCGTTCCTGCGCCGGTGCAGCACGGCGGCGGCATGGCCGGCGTGGGGCCCGTCCGGCACATCCCCGCGTCTGCGTTCCTCGGCGCGCCGCGGCTCCACGGCGGCGGCTGGCTCGGCGTCGACGAGATTCCGACGATCCTCCGCCGCGGCGAGCGCGTCCTCAACCCGGCCGAGGCGCGCGCCTACGGGCAGCAGCCCCCGCCGGTCAACGTCCACTTCCACGGCGTCACCGACCTGCCGTCCTTCCGGGCGAGCCGGACGCAAATCACGTCCGACATCGCCCGAGCGGTCGCGTTCGGCGCCCGCGGCATGTGAGGGAGGTCCTCTGAATGGCGTTCATCGAGACTCCGAGGTTTCCCGACGACATCTCGCGCGGCATGCGCGGCGGCCCGATGGGCCGCACGCAGATCGCTCAGCTCGCGAACAAGCGCGAGGAGCGCAACAGCCCTTGGGCCGGCTTCCGGCACGTCTTCGACGTCCGCTACGGCATCCGCCGGGCGGACGACCTCGCGGCCGTCAACCGGCTCTTCCTCGCCGCGCACGCCCGCCTGCACGGGTTCCGGCTGAAGGACTGGCGCGACTACAAGAGCTGCGCGCCCTCCGCGACGCCATCGGCGACCGACCAGGACATCGGCGTCGGCGACGATCAGGAGACGGAATTTCAGCTGGTGAAGCTCTACGACTGGGGCGTCCAGGGCTTCACGCGCCCGATCGCCAAGCCGGTGGCCGGCACGGTCCTCGTCGCCGTCGATGGAACCCCGCTCGCCTCTGAAGACTACTCCGTGGACGCCACGACGGGGATCGTCACGCTCGATGCGGCCGCCGGCGACGGGCTCGTCGTCACCGCGGGCTTCGAGTTCGACGTGCCGGTGCGGTTCGACACCGACCGCCTCGACACCGAGCTCGACATCGAGCGCCTCGGCTCCATCACGTCCATCCCGCTGATCGAGATCGAGCCATGAAGACGCTCCCCGCCGGCATGCAGGCAGACCTCGACTCCGGCGCGACGACGCTGTGCTGGGCCTGGCGCATCACGCGCGGCGACGGCGAAGTGTTCGGATTCACCGACCACGACCGCGCGCTCAGCTTCGACGGGACCGACTTCGAGCCGGACTCCGGCTTCATCGCCTCGGAGATCAGGGCGACGTCGGACCTTGCGGTGGACGCCCAGGACGCCGAGGGAGCCCTCACGTCGGAGCGGATCACCGAGACCGACATCCTCGACGGGCGGTGGGACAACGCCCAGGTCGAGGTTTTCCGCGTCGACTGGACGAACCCCGCCAAGCGCATCCTCATGCGCCTGGGCTCGATCGGCCAGGTTCGCCGCGGCGTGACGGCGTTCGCCGCGGAGATCCGCAGCCTGACGCACCTGCTCAACACGCCGGTGGGCCGCACCTATCAGACCTACTGCGACGTGGTCGAGCTCGGCGACGCGCGCTGCAAGGTCGACATCGACGACCCCGCCTTCTCCGCGGACGGCGAGATCGACGCCGTCGACACGGACAGGTCCTTCACGGCCGTCGCCGGGCTCGAGGGCTACGACGATGGCTGGTTCTCGCTCGGCACGATCGAGTGGTCGACTGGCGCGAACGCAGGGCGCCGCGCCGAGGTCGCCACGCACGTTCTCGCGAGCGGCGTCGTCACGATCGAGCTGGAGGAGAAGCCCGTCCGCCCCCTGAGCGCCGGCGACACGTTCCACGTCATCGCCGGATGCGACCGGCTCCGGCCGACCTGCCGGATCAAGTTCAACAACATCGAAAACTACCGCGGCTTTTCGCGCATCCCGCCGGCCGAGGTCATCGCCGTGTTCTCGAGCGCCGACGATCCGAACACCGGCGGCTCGCTGACCGGGGGCGGCACATGAGCGCCCCTGCGCACGCCAATCCCGAGGCGGTGGTCGCCGCGGCGTTGTCCTGGCTGGACACGCCCTACCATCACCAGGCGAGCAAGAAAGGCGTCGGGTGCGATTGCCTCGGCCTGGCGCGCGGCGTCTGGCGCGAGGTCGTCGGCCCCGAGCCGCTCGACCCCTGGGGCGGCCGCGTGCCCGCCTACACGCGCGACGTCGGCGAGAGCTCCGGCCGCGAGGTCCTTGCGGACGCCGCGCGCGCGATCGGGATGATCGAGCTGCCGGTGGAGAACGCGGTCGCGGCGAAGGTGCTCCCCGCCGGCGCGCTGGCGCTCTTCAGGATGACGCCGAGGGCGATCGCGAAGCACTGCGGCATCCTGATCGGAGGCGGGCTCATGGTGCACTCGCTTTCGAGGCACCGCGTGATGCGCGCCGCCTACGACGCGATCTGGGCTCGCCGTGTGGCCTACGCCTTCCTCTACCCGCGTCCACTTGAGGGCGAGGCGGAGGCCGGCTGATGGCGACCTTCGTCCTCACCGCCGCCGCGAAGTGGGTCGGCTCGACCCTGGCGCTCTCAGGCTGGCAGGCCTGGACGTTGAGAGCCGCCGCGGCTGTCGCCGGCACCTACCTGGACGCGCGACTTGTCAATGCGCTCACCCCCAACCAGCGCATCGACACCCCGGCCGGCGACTTCACGGTGACGTCGGCGACGGAGGGCGCGGTCATCCCGCGCGTCTACGGGGCGATGCCTGTCGGCGGCAACCTGATTTGGGCGAGCGACTCCCGCTTCGAGGAGTCCACGAGCGAGCAGGGCGGGAAGGGCGGCGGCGGCGTCGAGGTCACCGAGCGGAGGTTCTTTCGCTCGTTCGCGGTGGGGCTCTCCGAAGGCCCGATCGCCGGCGTCGGCCGCATCTGGGCGGATGGAAAGCCGTTCGATCCGGCCGGCGCGACCGTGCGCCTCTACCTCGGCGCCGAAGACCAGATGCCCGACCCGTGGATCGAGTCCATCGAGGGCGAGGGCGACGTCGAGGCCTTCCGCGGCACGGCGTACCTGCTCTTCGAGGACCTCGACATCACGCCCTACGGCAACCGGATTCCGCAGTTCAAGATCGAGGTCTTCAACCCGGTCGAGAGCGACGACGGCGCGGGGCAGCTCCTCAAGGCGGTAAATCTCATCCCCTCGGCTGGCGAGTACGTCTACGCCACCGAGACCGTGCTCGTGGAGTCGGGCCTCAACACTGTGCCCGATCGCCCTGAGAACGTGAACTCGACCGACGCGCGACCCGACATCCTGGTCTCGCTCGACCAGCTCGAGGCGGCCGCCCCGAACCTGGAATCGGTGTCGCTCGTCGTCTCGTGGTTCGGGGACGATCTGCGCTGCGGCTCCTGCACGATTCAGCCTGGCGTGGAGTTCGTCGACAAGCAGACGAACGTCGCCTGGAGCGTGAACGGCATCGGCCGCCTCGACGCCTACGTCATCACGCGGGTCGACGACGACCCCAACAACGGCCCCAACTACGGAGGCACGCCGAGCGATCGGTCGGTGGTGCAGGCCATCCGCGAGATCAAGGCGCGCGGGAAGAAGGTCACGTTCTACCCCTTCATCCTGATGGACGTGCCGCCGTGGAACACGCTGGCGAACCCCTACTCCGACAACGCGGCGACGAGCGGGCAGGCCGCCTTCCCCTGGCGCGGCCGGATCACCTGCAGCCCGGCCGCCGGCTTCGAGGGGACGGTCGACAAGACGGGCGACGCTGCGACCCAGGTCGCCGCCTTCTTCGGCGCCGCCGACGCTGACGACTTCGACGTGACGCCTGGCGCGGCGCCGGCGACGCCGACCGTGGAGTGGACCGGCGGCTCGGACTGGGGCTTCCGGCGCTTCATCCTCCACTACGCGCATCTCTGCGCGGCCGCCGGCGGCGTCGACGCGTTCCTGATCGGCTCCGAGATGCGCGGGCTGACGCAGATCCGCTCCGACGCCGACACCTACCCGACGGTGGCGGAGCTGATCGACCTCGCCGCGGAGGTCCGGTCGATCTTCGACGCCGCCGGCCAGACCGACGTGGAGATCAGCTACGCGGCCGACTGGTCGGAGTACTTCGGCCATCAGCCCACGGACGGCTCCGACGACGTCTATTTTCACCTGGACGCGCTCTGGGCGGACGCGGAGATCGACTTCGTCGGGATCGATAACTACGTGCCGCTCTCGGACTGGCGCGAGGGGAGCTCCCATCTCGACGCCCAGGCCGGCTGGCGATCGATCTACGACGTCGCCTACCTGCAATCGAACATCGAGGGCGGCGAGGGCTTCGACTGGTACTACGCGAGCCCTGAGGACCGCGACGCCCAGACCCGCTCGCCCATCACCGACTCCACCTACGGCAAGCCCTGGGTGTACCGCTACAAGGACATCCGCTCCTGGTGGTTGAACGAGCACTACGATCGGCCGGGCGGCGTAGAGAGCATGACGCCGACGGCGTGGGTCCCGGAGAGCAAGCCCATCCGCTTCACCGAGGCCGGCTGCCCCGCGGTCGACAAGGGCACGAACCAGCCGAACGTCTTCTACGACCCGAAGAGCTCCGAGAGCTTCCTGCCCTACTACAGCCGCGCCGGCGGCGTGCGCGATGACGCCATTCAGCGGCGCTACCTCGACGCGCTGCTCGGCTATTGGGCTGACGCCGGGAACAACCCGATCTCGTCGGTCTACTCGGGCCCGATGGTGCACGACGAGATCGCGATCTGGACGTGGGACGCTCGTCCGTACCCGGCGTTTCCCGGCCGCACCGACATCTGGGCGGACGCACCGAATTGGCGGCTCGGGCACTGGATCACCGGTCGCCTCGGCGGCTCGTCCCTCGGCGCTCTGGTGGAGGCGCTCTGCGTCCGCGCCGGCGTCGACCCCACGCTCGTCGACGTGACCCAGCTCTCTGGCGTCGTTCAGGGCTACGCCGTCACCGCGATCGAGTCCGCGCGCGCCTCGATCGCGCCGCTCATGGTGGTGCAGGCGTTCGACCCGGCGGAGACCGCCGGCCAGATCCGGTTCACGCCGCGCGGCGGCGCGGCGGTGGCGACGATCGACCCCGGCGAGCTCGTCGTGCCCGGTGAGGCGGACAGCGAGGACTTCGACCTCACGCGCGCGCAGGAGACCGAGCTGCCGCGCGCGCTCAAGTGGCGGCTGATCCGATCCGACGAGGAGTACGGGGCGCTTACCGTGGAGGCTCGGCGCACGGTGGTCGACACCGCGCGCATCGCCTCCGAGCAGTATCCGATCGCGATGGCCGCGGGCGAGGCGGACGCGAAGGTGAAGCGCGCGCTGAAGGAGCGCTGGCTCGAGCGCGAGACCGGCAACCTCATCCTGCCCCCGTCCCGCCTGGCTCTCGACCCGACCGACCCGGTCTACTTCAACCACGACGGCCGGCTGCTCGAGTACCGGCTCGGCGTCATCACCGACGGCGAGGCGCGCCGTGCGGAGCTGACGCGCACCGACGCCGCGCTCTACACGCTCAAGCCTGGCGCCGAGCAGACGCCGACCCTGCCCGCGCCGGTGGTCTTTGGGCCGCCGACAGTCGCCTTCCTCGATGTGCCCCAGCTCGACGAGGGCGTGCCCGCCTACAGGCCCTACGTCGCGGTCCGGGCCTCGCCCTGGTATGGCCGCGCGGCCGTCTATCGATCGCCGGCGGAAGACGGATTCGCGCTTCTGACCACGGTGGCGCGCTCGGCGCAGATGGGCGCGCTGGCGTTCGACTTCTACGCCGGCCCGGTGGGTCGCTGGGACGACGGCAACGAGATCTGGGTCGACCTCCTGTCGGGCACGCTCTCCAGCGTGAGCGAGACCGAGCTGTTCGCCGGCGCGAACGTCGTGGCGGTGGAGGGCGAGGCGGGCGTGTGGGAGATCGTGCAGTTCGCTTCGGCCGAGCTGATGGACGTCGGCCGCTACAAGCTCACCCGCCTCCTGCGTGGTCAGCGCGGGACTGAAATCGACATGAGAAACCCGGCCCCCGCAGGCTCGCGCCTGGTGGTGCTGAACACCAACATCACGCCCCTGCCCACGACGATGGGGGATCTCGGCGTCGCCTGGAACTGGCGCATCGGACCGGCGAGCGCACCGGTCGCCGGCTCGTCTTACCTTGGCTTCACGGCGACGCCCCGCGGGGTCGGGCTGCGGCCGCCGCGGCCCGCGCATCAGCGGCGAACCATCCTGCCGGACGGCGACCTCCGGCTGAGCTGGACCCGACGCTCTCGCTCGCTCGCCGCCGACAGCTGGGAGACCGTCGACGTCCCGCTCGACGAGCCCAGCGAGTCCTACGATCTCGAGATCATGGACGGGGGCAACGTCGTTCGGACCGTCTCCGGCCTCACGGAGCCGGAGTGGGTCTACACGTCGGCAGATCAGACCACGGACTTCGGCAGCCCGATTTGGACGGTGACCTGGCGGGTCTATCAGAACGGCGCGCTCGGACGCGGCGCCATGGCGGAGGCGGTGACGTGATCGCGCAGGTGCGGCCATGAGCAAGAGGTCGAGAGCCGGTGACGCCGCGCGCGTCGAGCCTGCGCTCGACGACATCGATCGCCTGCGCGCCTGGTGCTCCGACACCCTCCACGCGTTCGAGAGCGATCTCGCCGACGTCCTGGACGCCTGCCGGCTGGTGTCGATGGCTAGCGGCGTTCCGATCGAGGAGGTCGTCACGACGTCGGGCCAGCGGGGCTCGAAGGCCGCGAGCCTGGCTCGGCAGTCGGCGATGTACCTGGTCCGCGTTGCGCTCGATCGCTCGCAGAACCGCGTCGCGGCCACCTTTGACCGCGACCACACCAGCGTCCAGCACGCCTGCAGAGTCATCGAGGACCTCCGCGACGTCGATGGCTTCGATCAGCTCCTCGACGACCTCGAGGAGATGCTGCAGGCGCGCGCGCGGTGGCGCTCTCAGTTCGACGATGCGCTGGCGCGGGGCGGGCCCGAGGAGGACCTGGATGTCACGTGAAAGCGTCGCCCTGGAGTACGGCGCCCTGCGCCGGAGGCGCGTGGCCGACGACCAGCGCCGGGCCGTGATCGTCGCCTCGCTGGTCGCTTGGGTCGCGAAGAGCTCCGCGGGCGATATCCTGAGCGCGGAGCGAAGCGAGGAGAGCGTGTCCCGCGCCCGGCAGCTCGTCATGCACGTATGCCACGAGGCCTTTGGGATTTCGTTCGATCGGATCGCCGACGCCATCGGCCGTGATCGATCGACGGTGAAGTACGGCGCGACGGCGGTGGTCGACCGCTGCAACCGTGACGCTGAGCTGGCGCGGACCGTCGCGACGCTCGTGGAGATTGCGGACCACGTCGAGCGGCACCTGCTCGGGGGCTCCCGATGAGCGCCTCCGGGCTTTCCCGCCGCGCCCTCCTGGCGCGCGTCGGCGCACTGCCGGCGGCGCTCGCCTTGGCGCGCGGCGATCGAACCATCAACGCCGCGGCGATCTACGACCGCCCCGGCCAGATGATGCGGCCGCTCTATGACGAGAGCGGCCGGCTTTCGGACTTCGTCGTCGGGTGGATCGATCCGGCTTCGGTGCAGATCTGGGAGGGACCGCGATGATCGAGACGAACGCGGCCGACGAGCCAGGCCACGCGGAGATCATCGAGCGCATCTCGCGGCAGGTCACGACCTGCTTCGATGGGCTCGCGGAGGCGATGGTCGCTGGGCAGAACGAGCTCCGCCGCGAGATCGGCCGGATGCAGAAGAGCTTCGTGATCCTCGAGACCACCATGACGACGCGGGAGGACGCGAGCCGCCAGGCGCGCGGCGAGATGCGCGAGGCCCTGGAGAGCCGCGTCGAGGGCGCGGTTCGCGGGGCGATGGACGAGCTCAGGCACGAGACCGGCGTGCTGCACAAGCGCATCGACCGAGTGGAGCGCCGGAGCGGTCGGCCGCTCGGAGGGGCCCCTGCCCCGGCCGGCGCCAACGGCGGCGACGCGCTCGACGGCATCGCGCGCTCGGTCTGGGCCGCCGTGCGCGCCTGGCTGGCCGCGACGATCTGGGGACGCATCATCGCGACGCTGCTCGCCCTCGCCGCGGCGCTGGGCGGCGGCATGGTGATCGGCTCGAGCACCGCCGCCCCGGCCGCGGGGGCCGCGCCAGCGTCCGACTCGCCGCCGCAAGGCCACCCGGCCGGGGCGGTGAGGGTGGCGATCCCGCCGCCGCCCGCCCCGCGCGACGCGTCGGCGCTGGGCCTGCGCCCCGACCATGGCTGAGATCGAGACGCCGGCGAGCCCGGCGCCCGCGCCGCTTCCGCCGGAGCCGCTTGCCTACTCCGAGGCCTACGTGCGCTCGCTCCAGGTCGAGATCGACGACCTGCGAACGCGGCTTCACGAGGCGGAGTGCGCGGCGCGGCGCGTCGAGCCCGCGACGTCGCGGGAGGCGCGGCTCGAGCGGGTGATCTCAAATCTCGAAGCGAAGGTGATCCTGCTGCGGCGCGCGCTCGAGTCCGAGTGCAGCGCCAGGGGATGCTGAGCTCGTCCGCGTAGCTCGCCGGAGCTCGAGCTGGGCCCTCAGGATTAACGGCGAAGCTCGAGCTGGCCCTCCCGCGCAGCTCACCACCGGCGAGCTATGGCCCTTGCGGCGCCTGGGCTTTAGCTCGCGCCGCGCGCGCCGCCGCCGGCAGCTCCGCCGCACATCTTAAGAGCGCGCCGTCATCCGCCGCAGCCGAGCTGCGCACTCGGCGAGTGCGGTGGCGGCCGCCTCCGCCTCGTCGGCGGTGAGCGCCTCGGCGATCGCGTCGCCGCCGCCGCCGACACCTTTGTCGGCAGAGTCGCCGACGGGCTCGAAGACCAGGTCGGCGAAGCCGTCGCTCCGGAGCACCACGGCGAGCGCGTCGGTGATCCGCCACTCGCCGACCCGGATGCCGGCCGGCCGATCGAAGGAGCCACGGTCTCCCGGGGCGGCCATCAAGACCCCCGCCACCAGGAATCCTCCTTGCCCGGATGGCCGATGGCCCGCCGGATCAGGGGTCGAATGCGACACCATCGTGCGTTCTCCTTGTCGTCGCCGGCGGCCGCGGAGTCCCGCATGCGTCGCGTGGCGTGGTGGTAGGCGGCCTCGCCGCCGAGGGTGGCGATCAGCTTGTCCGCCGTCGCCCTGGCGTCCTCCGCGGCCTCACGCCGGCGTCGGCTCCAGGCCGCGAGGGCGGCGATCGGGGCGGCGATGGGGGTCATTTGCGCCTCCGGCGGCCGCGAACGGCCGCCCTGCGAGGAGTCGCGTAAAGCCGGCGCGTCGTGGCCCCACATGCGCAAGTCGGGGGAGGGGAGGGGTAGGACACCCGGCGACCCGCGATGCTCACCAGCGGCCGCGAGAGCGCCTCTGTGGGCATTTCGCCATTTTCAGGGGGCGGAAGTTCAGCACACGTTCTCACGCTTCGGCCCCCCCGACGACCCGGAGGCCGGGGCGCCCCTGGAAGCGCCCGCGCGCCGCCGCCGGCGTCGGCCGGTCCTTGCGACGGGCCTCGGCGACGATGCTCCGCACCCAGCGCGTCCACGCGGCGCCGCCCGCCTGGAGCAAGCCGTAGAACTCGCGCCGGCGCTCCCGGCCGGCGCGCCGGCGGGCGTCGCCCTCGGCGACGTCGAGCGCGTCGAGATGCGCGCTGACCTTCGCCCAGGTGCGCCGGCGCGCGCACAGGGTGACGTAGCGCCCCCAGATTTCGGCGACGTCCTCCGTCGCCTCGGCGAGCTCGTCGAGCGCCGTGTACGCCCGCTCGTGAGCGTCGTTGGTCTGGGCGTGGTCGAGATAGCGCCTGGCGGCGTTGCCCGGCGCGCCGATCGTCTTCAGTCGCGTCGACGCGGTGTCGCGCACCGCGTGGTAGGTGAAGTCCGCGACGCCGGAGGCCTCTCTGATCTTCGCCTGCAGGTCGGAGCCGGGGCAGAGGTTCGTCGGCTCGCCGCGTCGATCGCCGCGGCGGGCGCGCCGCCCGACGAAGACGTACGGGTTGCCGTCCTCGCGCGGGAGGTTGCGGATGATGCGCAGCGCCGCGTCGGGCAGCGGGATCGGCATGTTGAGCTTCTTCTCGCCGTCCTCTGGCATCGCGGCGTCGGCCATGCGCCACCAGCCGTCGCGCCCGATCTCGGCGCGCCGCATGGCGGCGAGCGCCTGCTTGCGCTTCCCGACGAGGAGGAGGACCCGCAGGTACGCCCGCTCATAGAGCCCGAGCGCTGCGGCGGCGCGCCAGAGCGCTCCGATCTCGTCGGCGGAGTAGGGGCGGGGAGGCGGTGAGGCGTGGTCGGACGGCTTCTCGGCGCCGTCGAGCGGGGAGCGGTCGATGTAGCCGATGGACGGAGACGCGCACCAGCGAAAGAAGGTCTTGAGGAGGCCGAAGGTCTTGTTGGCGGCCGCCGGCCGGCCGCTGTCGCGCATCCGCTCAAGCAGCGTGCGCACGTCGCGGGCGCCGATCGCGTCGATGCGGCGGTTCAGCCAGGCCGCGCAGTGGAGGCGGAGAAGGTGACGCACGTTGTCGGCCGATCGATTGCGCTTCACGCCGACCTGGAAGCGGCGGTGGTAGTCGTCGACGGCCTCCTCGAAGGTCGCGTCCGCGATCGGGCCGTCGAACGGGTCGAGGCCTTCGTCCACGGCGACCTTGAGCGAGCGGGCGCGCTTGCGGGCGCGCTCGACGCGCCACGTCGGCCAGGGCCCGATGGTCATCCGTCGGCGGCGCCCGGCGACGCGATAGTCGAACAGGAAGGAGACGCGGCCGGAGGCGAGGACGCGGACGCCGAAGCCAGGCGGGTCGGTGTCCCAAACGACCTCGCCCTTCTTCAGCGCCTTCACCAACGGCTCGGTGATCGAGACCAT